AAAGAACTATAGTCTATAACGATTGAGGATGTATAACCAGTTTGCTGACCATTGCCAAGAACAAAACCAGTATAGTTTGAAGGAGCACCAGGTTGTGCTGAGGGAGCATCTAATTGTATAACGTCTGATTGCTCTACTATAGCGACTTTTACGTTGAGTGAACCACCTGTATTGTTTGAAATAAACAATTTACCACTCATTAATGTGGCACCAGGACACGTATAAATGTTGTACCCATTAGGTGCAACGGTATTACTTCCTGCAGCAAGCGTTTGGTTAGTATATTTTGAGACTGTAGGAGTAAATGTTGCTAAGACTCCATTTTGTTTGGTCGCCATTGTTTTAAATTAGTTAGTAAAGAACACTCTTGCTCTGGAAACTCCTCCAGAAGTAGCATAGTTTAAGGTAGTTGTACTGTTAGTTATAGGATCCGTAAGAACCACTTCTCTAGCACTGATTTTACCACCAGTGTTGTTTGATGCATCAGTGGTTACTATTACCAAATCTCCATCAATATTAGCATTACCAGATACATCCAGTCTTTGACCAGGTGATTTGCCAACACCAAGATTGGCATTAGCATCTAGTATCATTTCATCAGTTCCAACGCTGTTAGTAAAATGTGTTCCTATGGCAGCAGCACCCTTTTGAAGGATAAACTTACCCGCAGATCCATTTCCTGCAATGATTGTTGAGCCTGTAGAATATATAGACCCTTCAACTTCTAGATTATACGTGGATGCTGCTCTACCAATACCGAGTTTGGCAGATGCGGATGAACCAAGTTGGAACGTAGTTCCACTTGATGCGGTGATGTTGCCACCACCTGTAATGTTCCCCCCGAATACTGCATTGCCATTAGCACTATCCAAAGTAAACTTATCAGTAGCAATAGTGATGTCGCCACTGCCTGTGATAGATGTGACAGCATCTATAGCACCTCCAATTGTAATTCCTGTTGCAGTTGTTGTAATACGGTCAGCACCGTTATGTAGTATCTTAGAGTATGCAGGAGAAAATACTGCAAAATCAGTTCCTGATACGCTATTAATTTCAATATAATTGCAATAAAGTCCCAGTGCAGGACCTGTGTGCTTTATCCAAGCTACACCACTAGCAAAATGTTTAATTACAAAATCATCATCATCTCCCAGTCTAATCTCTTTATCATCAACCAGGTCTATATGGTCGTTCAAAATGAGATCACCAGTAACAGTTGCACCCTGACTAATAATCAGTGTGTTAGAAAATGTTGTTGATGCAGCAAATGTAGCAGCAGCATTAACAGTCAAACTATCATTACTAGCGTCACCAATAGTTGCATTACCAGAAGTTACAAAACTTTCTATTGATAATGATCCTGTAAATGTAGGAGATACAATAGTTTTGTTCTCTAGTGTTTGAGTAGTTTTTAATGTAACTAACTCATCAGTTGTATTAGTTTGTCCTTCTAATGAAGGGAAAGAATATGTATTTGTCAAACCCGATGTCAGGTTTGTTGAACTAAACTTTGCTACCTTTGTCTCATCTACTGAGTTAGGTACGATGAAATTGAGATCATTAATTGCTAAAACAGACCCCAAACGTATCTTACCAGTTCCCTGTGCAGATAGTTTAAAGTCTAAATTTTGGTCAGCGTCATCTCGTGCTTCTATATTAAGAGTGGTTCCAACTTTCTGTAAATTTAATCTTGCATCACCCATCGCAAGACCAACCTGTCCTTGGGTCTCAGAAAATACACCTGTTTTAGTTTTGCTTTCAAAACGAACACCAGGTGATGAATATGTTCCAGAAGGAACTGCAGTAAAAATACTTCCTACTGCGGATCTTTTATTTTGGTCGGTTGGATCTGAATTATCAAGTAATAGAAGAGTATCAGATGATGATACTTGGTCTGCACCTAATAATGTCAAATCGGAGATCTTACGAGTTGCCACTACATACCCACAATAATACTATCAAGTATATTTATACAGTTTTTTTGAAGGTAAAAAATCCTTCACTACCTTGCCAGTATCCTTTGTCCCAAGTATGGTATTCTTTTTCATATAATCGTGCTTTACTCTCTAGTGGATCACCTTTCCATTGACACTCTGGTTCAGATTCTCCCTCAAAATATTTTTCCCTCCATCTGAAACACATATCACATGCAGGGTTATGAACTATTATTAAGTCAGGTGACACATATTCTATCTCTACAGTCTGTTCTCTGTATGGTTTGTCCATGTAACTATAACGAGACGATGTATGATATTTGTATTCATCAATCTTCTCGTGTTTTACTATTATATGTGCCCATTTTGTAGGATTTGATGCTGCTTGTGTCCAATTATCAAACTCACCCTCAAACCATTCACAAAAGGTATCACTCAAGTTCTGATAAGTCTGCATCGCTAGGCATAGTTTTGTTAAGAGTATCTAGAGGTTTTTTAGACATCATTGGACTATCTGCATGAGGTACAACAGTCTGTCTATTTTTTAGTGCTTCTGCTGAAATTTTCTTGACTTTTCCTTTATTCGCTTTGCATTTTTTGATTGTTTCAATAGCGTCACCAACAGTGACAATATTTCCTGCTTCTTCATCAGGAATCTCTATACCAAAACATTCCTCTAAAAACATGACAAGTTCTACCATGTCCAGACTGTCAGCATCTAGGTCGATAAATCTACTATCCCATTCAATAGAATCAAATTCAACTCTATCACCTAGAGTTTCCTTAATAGCAAGACGTGCTATCTCTAGCATCATTGGTTTAGTAATCTTTTTAGACTTTTTTAGAATGTCTTTGATTTGTGCGTATGTGTGATTATAAGACATTAGACGTAAATTACCTCATCAGATGGGACTAGTTCACGCACAAGGTCAAGGACTCTCATGAATTGATCCATGTCGCAGTCAACCTCTTTGCGGTCACCTGTATTACTTATTAGCACAAATTTTCTTGATGTGATATCAACTACCACTTGTTCGAGGGTTTCTAGTTCTTCGTTATGCATTAATAGGATGCGATGATAAAACTAGTATAGCACGTGGTTAGGACTTTGTAAAGTAGGTAGTGTTACCCGCCCTAGCAGCACGTCTGATAGTCTCTTCGACCTTACTCATTAACTCAAGTCCTGCTTCTCTGTTTGCCTTCATATTATCCATTGCTTTACCTGTTGTATCTTCCCGCACCATTTCTTCGACGAAATCGTCTAAATGTTTTGCAAGAATACACTTTAAAAATTCTGCTTCCTGCTTACTTACTGACATGTGATGTTGTGTCATTTTACTCTGTGAACTCTACTATCAATTCAAGTATATTGCAGAAGCATCAAGATCAATGTTTCCACCCGCGTCAACATCAATGTTGCCTGTGGCATCGCCTTTGATTGTTCCTGTGACATCTAATTTATATGCATTACTATCAGGTGAGGAGATCATTCCATCGAATGCACCTCCGTTTATACATGATTTAGATCCACCATCTACCTTAGTAAAGACTTTACCACCAACTTGTGTTAGTAAGTTTCCGTCTACTTTTTCGTACCTGCATCCTGCTGCTCTAGTACGAACATCTCCATCACTATTGATAGAAAATGTAGATGACTCTTTTAGTATTTTGACTTCATAATTACCCTTTACGTTCTCTTTAACAGAACCGCCTTCACTCAAATCATTTTCCAAGAACGTTGTCTTGTTTGTGTAGGCATTGGATTCTAACTTCATTTCATTCTTAGCTTGTATTGCTAAGTTTTCATCTGACTGAATAGTGCATACACCACCGACTTGCATCTGGTAGTTACCATTCACTCTATCAAAACGGTCACCTTCGACCTCACTATGCATATTACCCTCAACATATATGTTTACGTCTCCAATAACATGTAGTGCCATTCGGTCAGAATTTACATCCTTACCAACTTTTATAACAAGATTATGGTCTGATAGAATATATGTATCATTATACGATACTAGATTATTGTTTTGATCCTGATCTAGGTTCAGGAAATTGCCATTTGCATTTAGCAAACGTATATATTCTCCATCTCTGGTGCTGTTCATCTCGAACATATGACCTATAGATGTAGACTGTACCCAGTTCTTTGGATATCTTATTCTTAACTTAGGTAGGAGATTATTAACAATAGTCCCGCCTAAAAATGGATTAATAGACATTAGTAACCTCCGTAACCACCTTGCTGTTGATTCTGCTGCTGATTGTTATCAGTCTGCTGAGTTTGTTGTGTGGTTTGCTGTGTAGTCTGTTGTGTAGTCTGTTGTGTATTGTCCTGATTTACTGGAGTTGACACAGGATCAGTAACAGTTGGTGTAGACACAGTGTTAGTTGGTGTGCTATCAGTTGTTGTAGAGGTATCTTGACCGTCTACTAAATTAAATCCAGTATCTTGCAATGATGTATCTTCATCCTCTTTCGTAGATTTTATCATAGGATGACCCACACAGTCAATATATTGTGTTAATGGTAACACGTTAGTCTCTTTGATTTCTCTAGGACTTGTGTAAATGTAAGATGTGCTTAATCTCGCACCAGTTCCAGTTCCCCCAGTTGTTGATGTGCCTCTATCCTCTACAACTGGTTTTACAAAACCTAATACTGGCGTATCTATAGTTATATTAATCAATCTTCCATCTTTATCTGTGGTTGCTGTTCCAATCTGTTGCTGTTTATCACCAACACCAATAGTAATGATTGGATCTTTATAATTAGTTCCCACGTTTGTAATATTTACATTATCTAACTTGGGTATGATATCACCGCACCTTGAATACAATGCTTTTGCATCTTGAGGTATCACTAAAGTTGGGAACTTGCTATTGAAATTCAATGTAAACTCATGCCCTGATTTAGTTTTTAACTGCAGTCCTGCAACGAAATTTGAATTGAATGATGGGTCTATAGTTGCTATCAACATATCATCTTCAGAATAGTCTGTATCCACTACTTGTAACACATCAGGGTTTCCTTCGGTAACTTGTTCTAGATACTCTCCATCATTAACAAACTGCTGCAATCCTACCTTTGGCACTGTGACTGCATACTGTTCTTTAGGGCAGAAAGTATCAGCAGGGTCAA